CAGCTTTTGCTTTTTGTTCTTTTTCTCATTCAGCCTTTTATTCCCAAATTGGCGAACAACAGAGCGGAAAACATCGGAATCCGCACCGTGTAGCGTGATGGTAACCAGTTCTCCATTGTCGCCTCGCAATACTGTTCCATCACCTGGATGGACAAGCTGGAGAGTCTGAGGGACAATTTTGTCTGGAGAGAGATTCGCAATATCCATATTAAATAGCCTTGGTGTTGAGTTTAAAGGTTATGTTTTATGCAGGCGCAACTTCGATAATGTCGCTGGTAATCTCAACAGCAACTGTAGAGCCTGTGATCTGATCTGTGTTACCGATATTCGTTGTGTATGAAAGAACCTGGCCCATGAAGTAAAGGATGGTGCCATCCTGAAGTGTGACTTCAAAAGAGCTGTCACTATCAGAATCAAGAGCAGTCTGAAGATCAGCCTGTCCAGCATCTGAAGTAACACGAGCAAGCTGAAGCGTCATCTGGCCATCGTTAAATGAGCCTTTACGCTTTACCGTGCGGCGCTCGCCAAGTCGCAGGTGTGTTACAAGATTATATTGCCGGCCAAATTCACCAGCATCGGTGATTTCACCAATCGCATTATACGGCCGGAGAATTATTCAGGGAAATTCCAATCAATGTCCCTGCACTAGTAAACGCTTCTGTTGCTGCAGGCATAGTAGCCTCCTGTTAGTCAGTAACGGTTTCGATATTTATGAGGCATGGGACAACGTAGAATGAACCATCATTCTCGCCAAGCTCACTTCTTCTGCTAGTAACACGGATTTTGAAACCATCTGTTTCAGTCTCCAATTCCAGCCCCACTGGAAAATGAGAAAACAGCCTGTCAACAAAATCCAATGCCGGCCCAGCTCCTCTACCACTCGGTGTTATTACATTTATTTGAAATATACTATTTGTAAGAAATCTTCCATCATCAGAAACACCCAGCTTTACAGGTATTCCCGGAATAAAAAATGGTCTCAGATAAGTAGAATTAAGATTTGGTGTAAATTTAACATTCTGCCAAGCAACGCTTGGTAGCGGGTTCATCGTGGAAAGATGAGTTTCAAGAGCACTGGCTATTTCAGAATTTGTGCTCATCTTCCAGCTGATTTCCTTGATTTCGCAGCATTAATTGCGTTTAAAAGCATCCTTCTTGGAACTCTGTTTGTTCCTTGAATTCCATTTTCAACAGCATCGGCATATTCCATATTGTTGAAAACTATAGCAGTGTCATGAATTGCTAGATTCGTAACATCTGCATTTTTAGAATTTGCAGGCAGTTTATCAGGATTTGTTTTGTTGATTCCAATTTGCCAATTCGCTCTCAAAACACCAGTTATTCTTGGAGTTCCCTGTACCGTATCTCTCCAAAGCAGAATAACATTTTTGCGAAACTCCTTGTCCATTTCACCTTTTGCCTTTTCAACAAAAGCTGAAACCTGTTTACTGAAAGACATTCCCAACTCCAGCACGAGCCTGACAGGTATAAACAACAGGAACACCAGCAGGAGACAAAGGGTTTACATCAACAATCAGGTAGGACACACCGTTGAAATCAACTTCATCATTAATCTCAGGCGCTTCATTTCCACCCGCCTGAACAATAATCTTTAAATCACCGGCTTCTACTTTTGTATTATCAATTTCAAAGCTGTTATAGTTTGAAACTACACCCAAAAGAGAAAACGTCAAATTTGAAGTAGCTGGCTGTCCTGTATATGGAGAATATGCACCAATAACCGTGCGGGAGAACTGTAGACTTGAGCCAAATCTATCCAGAAGCCCAATGGCTTTTTCAGCCAAATTTTGATAAAATGCAGTCAAACTCTACTCACAAAGGTCGTTGAAACTTTTGAGTTTCTAACAACTGCGATTTTCCTCAATATGTTTTTAACAGCAGGAAGCTCAACAGATTCCGAAGCATCGTCCATATACTCAACTTCAATATCACCAACCTTCTCGCGTTTCGTTTCCCTACCAACTGGGCTATTCGGCCCGTTTCCTTCATCAATGGAAATTGCTATTTCCATCTGGGCTTTCTTTAAAACATTTGGAATTTCAGTGCTTTCATAATAATGGCCATCTATCACAACATTATCTCTGGGCCATTGGAGCGGCTGATCTTTTGTGCTCTTTGAGCCTATAAAGTCCTGTGCCTCAAGATAATCCATCGCAAGAACCAGAACTTGATCATAGGACCCAGAGGTAGCAGCAAAAGATAAGCCGCGATTTTGAAGGTAGCTTTGAAACTCATCAACACCAACATAGCTATTTGCGTTTGAGACAACACTTCCATCTTCTATGATGATGCTGGGCATTGTTATTTACTTCTTATCAGCTGCTTTTGGATTGGGATTTCCAGGAGTTTCAGTTGATTCTTCACCAGCTTTCGGAGAAGTCTTTTTAAAACCCCAACCGGCTTTTTTGAAGACATCAACTTGATCTTTTCCAACTTCGCATTCTTGGCCAGTTTTTGAGTTGTACATTTTCATAAATAGCCTCCAGTCGCAAAAAGGGTGGTGGGGATAATCCCACCACCAAGACCCAACACCAAGGGCAATCAGTACTCGCGCAGCAGAGTCATGCGGCGCGGGTCATACGCTTCAGCACCAATCAAAAGGTCAAGTGACATGGTCTCTTTTTTCGTCGTCATGTCATAACCTTGGACAACCCTAATTGAATAACCATTGCTGGCCATAACACTTGCAGGCTTGTATAACCTTGGACAACCCTAATTGAATAACCATTGCTGGCCATAACACTTGCAGGCTTGTCTGAAGGTGTATCAAGAAGCGGCATCGCAAATCCAAGAGCTGACGTATCCATGATTACGCCGTGGGCTGCAAGATTCGTATTACCTGTTCCAATCACTGTAATAGCAGCGTTATCAGGAATAACCTCAGTGATAGGATCAACAAGGGTGACCGTGGTAGTAGTCCCCGCATCTGCTACGGCACCTGCTGCAATAAGAGGCCGGCGCACACCAGCGATAGAGATTCGATCACCAGCAACAATAGTTCCAGCACCACCATCCCAAACAAGGGCACTATCGCCAATTTTGTTATTGGCGCCAGAATCATTGTTTGTTACAGCGGTAATAGTTCCAACAGTCGCAGCTGTATCTTCCGGGAAGTTGATTGAGCTGAAGAAATTCATGCCCAGAGCGTTGCCCATAAAGCCTGAATTAAAAGCAGCCTCACCACTCGAACCACGCTGTGCGTAAGTTGCGAAGTAGCTTGCCGAAAGCAAAGTTGCCTCAAGATCAAGGTCAACAACACAGAGTCGCTCAGAGTTTAGCTGTTGGAGGTGGGCTGCTTTTCGAGCTTGGGCCATATCAGCCTGAGTCGTGAAAAGAGCGTCAGAGGCATACAGCCCAGCAGCGTTGAGAATCTTTGTTCCAACATACGCATCGCACTTTTCAGCTAGCGCATACACAGCAGGCTTAACAACTTGCTCAGAGAAAGAATCCATATTCAGGACTTTCTCTTTTGCACCTACTTCAACAGAAACATCAAAGTGCTTCTCAATAGACATGCTGCGGACTGATTCACGGACACCCTGGGTTTCAGTTGTTCCACCAAACTCTTTTACCTCATACTCAGGGCGAGTTTTGATGTTAACTGACTGCCCAATAGCATAGCCATTTGGGCGAGTAAGGAAATCGGCAGTCTTATCCGTGGCGGCGAGATTGGTGATTACCAGTTGATCCTCAAGATGCATGAGGGCTTCTGCGGCAATCATTGTGGGGTTTTCCCAAGCGTTTGGCATGATCAGTCTCCTGACTGGAAAGATGAGTGAAGTTTAAGTCACGCATCCCTCTGCCTTGCTTTGGGATGTTAATTTCAAACGAATGACCCTTTGGGCCCCAAACAATGTAATCTTTGATTACTAGGGCAAAGCCCGTTTTGTTTGTTTTTGCCTGAAATTTAGTTTTGAAAACCTATTATAATTCAGAAAAAATTGAACTTAAATACTAGGCACAGTTCACTAGCACAGTCCCTGGAATAGTCTGACCACCGCTGGTGTTTACCAGTATATCAAGATAATATTCACCCTCAGCAGCAGCTCCTCGCGCAACGCGAAAAACAACAGCAAGAGAAGCTGGAATCGCAACTCCATTTATAGACATTTCAGCAGCATTAAGCTGCTCATTACTTATCACAAGATCTGATAAGTTTCCAGCAGCGTTTGTAACCGTTGGTGTTCCAACCAACGTTTCACCTTCATCAAGAAGGGGTGCGAAGTTAACAGCAACATTCCGCACCCCACCCTCATAAAGATTATGCGATTGTATAGCAAGACGGCTGCCCATTTTTATACCTCTTTCAACGCATCACTAAAGGCATTGATACGTGCTGTTATTTCTTCAAGCGCAGACTCAATTTCCGCAACCTTTTTGGAATTTCCTCTTGCTTGATTTTTTTCCAAAGCAGCCTTCAGAGTTTTGCGGCGAGCAACATCACGAACCAGACGCTGCGCTGGATTTGGGTTTACAATTCCATTTGACATTATACTGCTGCTCCTGTTTCTGATATTCCGTTAATATTCCATGCGAAAGCAAACGGACCTTGTGAAAGGTCAATCGAACCACCAAGGTCAATAGCAAACAGACAACGCTTTCCAACATCGGTGTTATTATAAACAATCGCATATGTAGCAGTTGGGTTTCCAGCTGCCTGGGCAATATCAACGTCTTGGGCATCCCAGCGGCTTTTATCGACCGCAAGAGTTACTGTTGGCACGCCAATAACCACGCCGCCAGCAGGGTAGTTACCACCCGGAGTCACTTCATTTGTGCTCAGGTTATTGGAACCGCCAGTGCCCCAGCGAGGATCGGTGAGTGAAGCAGTTGGCGTGACTCCAGAGATCAGCGCAAATTTAAACTCATCATTTTCCTTATCATGGAGTCCCTCATCAGAATCCACATAAGATTGGTCAAACCAAATAAGATCACCAGCAGCCATTTTTAATTACCCCTCTTGGTTAAATGTATAATGCATCGGCCCGTCTCCGAGTGTAAAATGCATTGGAGAATCTGAAAATGTATAGTCGAAAGAGGCTTCAAGTGGCATAGTATAGTGAAGCGGCCCGGCAGGCATAGTATATTCATGACCGGGAATCAGAATATTCGCAGTCTGCCCTGTAACATTACCAGACAAAGCGTTTACCGATATAAGCTGAAGATCAGCAGATATCCCACCAGAATCAACACTCACACTTCCTGGGTGTGGAATTACTGCGATTTGCTTTGCACTGGAATCAATAATCCACGATAGTGATGGAGTTCCAGAAAAAGCCTCGACCGCAATTTGATGGGTCTGGCCCTGTATCTCACTTCCAGAAGAAACTGTCCCTGCTTTCGCGTCAACAGCAATTTCAGCAAGAGCAGCGTCAAGCGAAGCACCCAGTGAAACAGTTGCCGCAAGGGCGCTTACGCCAATTTGGTGAACGACGGCATTTATCGTCGTGCCGCCACCAGCGCCTACCCCTATAGCAAGACCCCAGCCCAAAACTGCCGATGCGGGGTTTGTCGTAAGAGTGAAATCCCAGCCGTCCGCATCAAATGTTGGAGAACCGGCGGATACGATGGTGCTAGTGTTGGCGTCAACAACACGAACATCGCTGAAATATACGCGGCCTATATGGGACGGGATGGCCGCGTTTTGGTCTGTCCAGGCAACTGTCAGCGCGTTTGTTGAGTCAAACGCCGACACGTTCGCGGCAAAGCCGCCGCCCAGTGAATTGCGCGACGACGGTCCGGGTAGGCTAGCGATCATCCCAAATGATGGTTCAAAGC